TGGCATATTTCGGGCTCTCAAAGCATCGAGGGAACATTCCGTCACCGGCTTCAACATCCCCGTCTAGATAAATTCGCTCTGGTGCTTCACCCATCTTGTTCTCCTTTCAGTTCTGCTAGGGTGGTCATCCTTCAAACTTCTTCTTAAGGCGTTCATATTCAGCCCTCTCCAAAGAGTTTGACTCTTCCCAGACGTCAATTTTCTTTACGGTGTCTGCCATGCTTTTACCTAAGTGATTGAACTCAAGAAGACCCCACCCTGAGTACTCGCCAGCAAAGTTTAGGACCTTGCTCCATCCTTGAGGGAGAGTGATAACCTTCCCGTTTCCGTTTTTAGCCTCAGTCCAATCACGGCATGTATCTGCACTAGTCATCTCTCTCTTTACTTCGAGGGAAATAAATGCCCCAAACCCACGCAGTTTTCTGAATTTACTTTCAGACAATTCCGTGTGTACCCATTTAGGTCTTCCATCACTCATCTGTCTTTCCCTTCAGTTGATGTGCTGTAAGAACGCGGCAAGCACGCCCGCTGCCGTTCCGGATAGAATGGACACGATAAAAATTTGAAAATTACTCATCTGTTTCTCCTTTCAGTTCTGCAAGAAATTTCCCAATTAGATAAGCACAATTGCGGCGCGTCTTGATCTTGCCGTTTTCTAGCTGAACCATTGCATCAACCAATAAGCCCTCCGCTTTCGCCAGCTTGGCCTGATACGCCTCTGCTGCCTGTCCGTCTGCGGCTATAAAATCCAGCGCCATCTTGCGTAGGTCGGCCTCTAATTCCTCGATAGTATCGTCCTTGGATGACCCAACGAACGGGTGTCGATAGGGGTGGTTGCTGCGAGGATGTCCGCATTTGGCGCATCGTGGGTCACTCATTCCGCCTCTCCTTTCAGTTCTGCGAGGGTGGCTTTGTAACGGCCTTTACTGCCCACATGGCTGCGCTTTCAATCTCGGTCTGCGCCAGTGCTTTAAGGCGCTTGATCTCGGCAAACTGCGGGTCAAGGGACGCCGGCTCAGGGGTTGGCACCATTTGAATCAAGTCAATCAGATCAGCGGCTTTGCGCTTGATCTGGCTCACCATGTCGTCGTTGCTGGGATTGAAATTGACCCCTACTCTATATTCGCCTTTAGTCATCAATCTCTCCTTTTAGTTCTGCGATAGATGCCTCTAATTTAAGGACACGGTCTCCAAGACCAGCCCACATAAAAGCCATCGCCATATTGACGAAACTTACAAGCACCAGAAAAGCTGTCAAACGACTAACCTCTTTTCGAAGGTCCATAAGAATCTCGAAGTCAGATTTCATCCTCATCAATCTCTCCTTTTAGTTCTGCGAGGCGCTGGCGGGAGCGACTTTCATACCAATTCTTTCCGCCTCTTTGCCGCTGCACTTCATCCATGCCCTCGCAGAAGCCTTCGTTAAATGCGACTTTAACCAACTCCTCCGCCTTCGCCAGCTTGGCCTCCACCTCATCGTGTATCTTCGTAATCTTCAGCAGCTCTTGATAGGTCTTTTGTTGTTGTGCCTCTAGCTCCTCTATGCGGTCGGCTATCGGTGAGCCAACGTATTCACCGCAGTTCGTGCATGTCAGATCCTCACTCATCTGTCTCTCCTTTCAGTATCGCGAGGGTGGCGCGAGCAATCATGTTGCCATCGCTGTTGCCGTAACGGTCGCCGTTGCCAAGCCGTGCCAGCTTCTCCAAAGTCTCCACCGCCTTCGCCAGCTTGGCCTCTAGTTCCGCCGCATATGCCTCGGCTTCCTTGGCGTCTTGCCGCGCCGCTTCCAGCAGTTCCGCCTGATCGCCAGCAGCAAACCCCGCCGCCAGCTTGGCGCGCATCTTGTCCGTCAGTTCCTTGCTCACTCTTGTTTCTCCCATAGTTCTCTAATCCTTGCCTTGAGCGCATCCACCGAGGCGGCTGGCTGCTTGTTGATGTAGTCTCGGCGCTGTTGAAGCGTCGGTAGGTTGATTGCGTACCGGGCGGCGCTGTCGATCAGTGCTACCCGGCAAGCCTTGGCATACGCGGCGCTAGACTTGGCGTCGGGCAGATATATCTCTCCCATCCCTACCGGGTCTCCTGTGCGCCACGGGTTCATCAGAACGGAATTTCGTCGTCCATGTCATTGCCGCCAAAGCCGCCGCCTTGGCTCTGGCCACCATCGCCTTGACCAGCATCACTGCCGCCGCCCATAAACGTCAGTTCGTTGACAGACAGTTTAAGCTGACCCCGGCCCTCGTAGACATCAACGCCGGGTCGGCCAGTGACGACAATCTTGGTGCCCTTTGTGATGTAGCGCTCAAGGCTTTCTGCGCGCTTGCCCCAGACTGAGCAGCTAACCCATACGCTGTCGCGCTTTGTGCCGTTCTTGTCCTTGCCCTGATCGACTGCCACTGAAAAACCCAATACAGGCTCACCTGATTGCGTGCGGCGCAGTACGGCGTCCTTGCCGACGTTGCCTGCTACCATGAGATTAAACATTGTTCGTTCCTTTCTGTATGCGGGCCTCTGCCCTGCGGATGTTTGATAGGACCGTGCTGTGGTCCCGTTTGAAGATTAGACCTACCTGCCCCAGCTTTAGGCCAGTGCTGTGAACTAAGCGCATTGCCTCTTGGCGTGCTGCGACGATGGAAGGTAAGCGGCTTCGGTCCATAATTTCCCGCACAGAAACGCCGTGCTTTCTCGCAACGTGGTCGATGATGTCGCGCGCTGCTTTGCGCTGACGTTCGCTTACCATTGAACCCTCTACAGCGGTGGGCCATTTCGTGGTGTATGCGTTCATTGCGACACCTCCTTGCGCTCTTTCGCCGACTTACGCTCTGCCGCTAGTTTGCGCAGCTTCTGACGGTGAATACATTGAGCCTCATGCTTATCAATCGCCTCCGCACGAAGCGTTTCTGCCGCGTCAACAGCCTCCTGCCGCGTCTTACCGCTGAACAAAATAGGGTAGGTCTTATAAGGGTGAAACCGCGCAATCCATTCGCAACCTTTGCCGTCGCTATCCACGCGCTGGAAGGTGTGAATGCTGGCTTTTCTAATCGGGTGGCTCATTGGCTTTCTCCTTTACGCTCTGGGCGCATTATTGGCCGCTCTGAGCAGGCTGGTAGGTGGCAGCCACCGTCGCTATAGAACACATGGCTGCCGATGACACCGACAACTTCCAACTCGTGCCGCCATACAGGCTTCACGGCAGTCGTATGGTAGTGCGTGGCCCCTATGCCCAGAATGTCGCCGTCTAGCGCCTCACGGGCCACCTCCTGCGCTGTGAGCCATGCTGCCGCGTCGGTAGGCGTGTCGCTCTTGCCGTCGCAGTAAAAGCTAAACTGGCAGGCCCAAGGGCGCGAGGCTGGCGTGCGATGCTCGGTCACAACACCGCAGACCGTCATGGGGAAGTCGCTATGTGCTGCGCGGGTCAGGACAACCTCGGCCACGGCCTTCTGTGCGTCGATCTCTTCACCGCGCGCCTCATGATACACTGCGAGGGCAAGGCATGTTGCTGCTGTCATAAGCATCAGGATTTTACCCCCAAGAAAGTCATACGCTCCAGCACGCCAATGGTATCCACGTCCTGCCAGAAGGTGGGGCTATCTGTAGCAGCAGCACGAGCAGCATAAGCAGCAGCATCAGCAGCATAAGCAGCAGCAGCAGCAGCATAAGCAGCAGCAGCATCACGAGCAGCAGCACGAGCAGCATAAGTAGCAGCAGCATCACGAGCAGCAGCACGAGCAGCAGCACGAGCAGCATAAGGAGCAGCATAAGCAGCAGCACGAGCAGCAACAGCAGCAGCAACAGCAGCATAATCAGCAGCAGCACGAGCAGCAACAGCAGCAGCAACAGTCCGTTTACGGCACATAGCCGCCCACTCAAGACCAAAGCCTAACTTGTCTGCCATCGGCTGTAGCTTCGGCAACACCGTGTCCCACAGCCAATCCATCAATACTGCAAGTCGTTCTTCCTCACGCTCACGGCCCGTGCCAGCAGCATGAGGCAACCACTCTTTATATCTGCGACTGTTGCGCATGTTATCAGGCATGGCATCTTGTAAGGCGATGATAACCTTCCCTAAAACTTCACTCATACAGGGCGGAATGTCGTCGGTAAGTTCGCCCGTCATTGCCAAGTTGATTGCGGCAATGGAGCAAGCGCTTTCTTCTGTGCCTAAGCCCGCTGGCAGGTCATGTGTGTCTAGGTATTCTTTCAGCTTATGCTGTGCTTCGGGTGTGTACTGCATCACACGTCCTCCAGAAAGCGTTTGGCGTCAGCCGCGAAAAGCACAAACGATGGGCGCGCTTGTCCTACGTTGGCGTAAACATCGGCCTTGGCAATCTTGCCGGCGTTGAACAACCGCATCGCGCTGTTGAGAGCCGTCTTGCCGTCGATCTCAAGGAATTCTGCAATCTCCGATGTCGTGACGTAAATGCCCTCTGAGATGACGTCGTAGACCTCTGCGTCACGCACCTCGATGCTTTGAACCTCCGGCTTTTCCTCCACATTGCCGCCCTCGATCTTAACGCAGAGCCAAGGCGTGCCGTGGGTAGACTTGTCGCTTGGGTTTGGCACAAGAACGCCAGAGATTTTGTCACCAGCCTTCAGTTCGTGCCCCGATAGGGTGTGCGAAGGGATAAACGCTTGCTCTGCCTCGTCTGTCACTGCGAAGGCGAAGCCGCGCTCGTGAACATTGCTGATTGTCATCGGTGTCATTGGTTGCTCCATTGCTCTTTGAGTTGCTTCTGCGCTTTCTTGATGTGACGCATTTCTTCGCGCGTCATACCGTGGTCGATGATGTGGTCGATATCATATGCCATCTCGCTAAGAGCCGTCACCGGCTTTCTCTCCCGATTGGCGCAGCGAACCGCCTTGTATATCGCTTCGTTGAGGGCCTTCATTGCTTGATCATAATTCATTGCTTTTCCTTCTTGTTAGCTTGGGGGCCGAAGCCCCCGTTAGTTATGCGCCGATAACACGCTGTAAGAGACCATTGCGTCCAAACAGATGAACAGGTAGCCCGTTACGCTTGGCATCTTTTACAGCGTCAGCTTTGCGGTAGTGATAATTGCCCTCGCCAACTTGATGGCCTTCGCTATCCAGTTGCAAAGCGCACCAGCCGTTGCTGGCGTCAGTGTAAAAGATGTGAATATGCGTGGCGTTCATTTGCTTGTCTCCTTGGTTGGTGGCGGGGGCCGAAGCCCCCGTTGGTTATGCTTTGCGAACTTTGAAGATGATGTTGCCACCTTTATTGAGGTTTTCCTGCTTGGCGATTGCCTTTGCGGTATCCTCAAAATCCCAAACTGAGTGGGTTTTTCCGGTGATCTGGTTGTAAACTTCGAAAGTCATTTTCTTGTCTCCTTGGTTGGTACACCCCCTTCCTATCGCAAGTTTGCGAACGTGTAAACATGCTTTGCGCACAAATCGCGATTATTTTGGAAACCGCCGGATGTTAAAACCAGCCTGCGCCATAATCTCCGCCGCCCTATCTGCGCTGACCCGCTCGCGTGCGTCGTCCTGTTCTTGCTTGGGAACCTGAGCGGCAATCTTCTTCCCGCGCGCCTCCTTCATCAATGCCAAGATGTGACCCGGGTTTGGTCGTTTGTTCGGGTTCTCGTTGCGCCACTTGCGAAGCGCCCAGACCACCTGCTCCTGTGTCCAGTCCTCCATAGCGTCGCACCAATCTGCCAAGATAGCAGCCTTCACCTGTTCTGGTGGTGTTGCCTGCCAATAGCTGTGCATGATGACCTCGACCTCAAAAGCAATCTTCGTTCGGTGTTCGATGCGCTCTTGCGGCGAAAGAGATTGCGTCAACCGTGGTGTCGGGGCTGCGACGTTTGTTGTTAGTTCCGTTCCCATTTTTCTGTCTCCAATACCAATCTGGCTTGATGGTTTGCCAGCCGTGTTCCTGCGCCATGTCAAGCGCCTCGGTGGCGTCTCCGTTGTCGTCGTTAATCTTGCGTAACGTCGCGGCAATCATAACTGCCGCGCGCTCTGTTAGTGGCTTCCTGATTTTCTTCCGCCACGCAATGAAGCTGTCTACGGCTTCGTGAGATGCGTGGTGGCTCAAGATGTCTGATGGGGTTTCAATCATCAACATAACTCACGCGATACGCCAGCAACGATAAACACCATCAACGTTGCGCGTCGCATATTTGCGCCCAAGTCGCTTGCTGTAATAGGTGCAGGATGCAGAAATGCTTGCACGGTTTTCGGATGCGAACTCGAAAGAATCGCCAACGTTCATATCAGGAAACGGCCACTTTGCAGTCTTGCGCTTCTGTACGCTTGGGAAAGGCACGTTACTATCAATCTTTACTGTCATGTTTGTTTCTCCTTTTTGTTCCACCATTAATTCACATTAAATAAAGCAGCGCAACTCTTTTTTAACTATCTGTCTTGCCCCCCTGAGTTGGCTTTAGACAATAGCCGTCCCCCGCTACTGCCCCCGATATACAGGACAGCCCTAACACTTCCTTCACCGTATCTACGCGATGCCTTTTATCGGTGGCCAGCCGCTGCCCGCAGGGTTTTCTCCTGCCCCGATTTCTCGGTCCCCGAACTGTACGCTAGTATGCGCATCGGTCGGTGGGTTTATTGTCGCGCTTCTGTCTTGGCCTAGTTAGGACCGGGTCAAGACGGGGTGGGGTAGGTCCCCGGTGAATAGACCTATTGAGGAAAGGCCTGCCTGTTTCTGCTTCGCTTTTCTTTCAAAGCGTCAAAAGTCAGGAGGGTTCTTGAAGCGCGCCCGTATCTACGGTATATCTTCAGTCAAGGCGCGTACGAACTCCCCAGAACTTCGCGCCTTCAAGGCGGCGCAGTGTTTGTAGCACTCGCCGCCGCTTTTCTTTCTAAAGCATTTTTCAGCCTCTTGCAAGCGAGGTCTTAGAAGCTTCGCTCAGTCGATACCATCCGCAGCGCAGGAAAACGTCGCCGTCATCGTCCATCTGGTGCAGCGTGTCCTGCACGGCTCTATGAGGCAAGCCCAACTCCCGCGCGATCATATCGGTGTTGGCCGCAGGGATGATGCGGAGATAGGACAGGATGGTCAGGCGCATGTCATCCATCGCAGGGAACCCCCTTCACCATTCGCGCGAACAGCTTAACATCGGTGCTGGTGCGCAGGACCGTAGCATCGCCCCGCCAGTGCGCGAGGAACTCAAGCTGCGCCTCCGTCAACCTGCCCTTTTCCGTCTTGATCTCGACTAGGTAGGTTCGGCCAGCATAGCCCACCAGCAGATCGAGCGGCTGATCCATCATGTAAACGCTGAACCCGTGCGCGCGCAGTTCCGCGACCAGATCCGCCTCGTTGGCGTCCCGGCGGTTCTTATGGCGTCCCCTAAATCCCATATCTCTGCCCTCTTTGTTCGTTGCTTGCATCGTATCTCATCTCTCTTTTTTTCGTTAGCTGCATTTTTCTGTTTACAAGCGCACTGGTAGCGCGGTATCAAGAACCAGTCAAGAGAGGTATGTAGAATGACACGAACAGCAAAATACGCAAGCGACGACATTGAAATCGACTACACAGCAGAGACAGAGATCGAAGACTACGGCGTTCCCGGCTCGCCTACATGGGAAGTCGTCAAAGACAGCACGATTGACGTGCAGTCGGTCACAATCCTCGGTGTAGACGTAAACGTCATGTCCCTGCCCAAAGACTTGCGCGATGCGATCTACAGCATGTGCGACGGGCTGGAATTCGAATGAGCCGCGAATGGGACCGAGCCTATTGCATCGGGCAAATCCAAGCGATCGTCCGCGAGAGTAGCCACGCAACAGCAGGGGAAATGGTTGAGCAGGTGCGCAAGGCACTTGCTGACCTTAACAACAAACAGGAGACACAGAAATGACACAGCACAAAAACGTATACACCGCACTAGCTTCGGCGCAGTCTGAGATGGGGCCTGTGGTCAAAGGGACGGTGAACCCCCACTTTCGCAGCAAATACGCCGACTTGGCGGACGTGATGCAGGTCGCACTACCAGCCCTGAACCAAAACGGGGTTTCGGTTTGGAGCAGCATCGTACCCATAGAAGGCACCAACATGATGCGCACCACTCTGAGCCACGGCGAGAGTGATACGCACATCTTTTGCGACGTGCCGCTTATCGTGTCCAAAAATGACATGCAGGGCCTTAAATCTGCCACAACTTACGCAAAACGCGTGGGCGTAGAAAGCCTTTGCGGGATAGCCGCTGAAGATGACGACGGCAACGCAGCATCAAAAGCTGCACCGAAGCGCGAAGCGCCCAAGCCGCCCGAGGTTGACCCGCAGGCAATCAAGCAAGCCACAGAATATCTCGCGCAGGCTGACAGCTTGGATGACCTGAAAGACCGCTGGTCAAACTTGCCCAAGCCTACAGCCGCGCACGCTGATGTCGTCGCAGCTAAGAACGCAGCAAAAAAGAACCTGACCATGCCGGACAATTCCGACATCGGTGATGACCAAATTCCATACTAGGAGAGAGCAAAATGAGCAACATCGGACACAACAATCCGCCTGACCCAATCGACGTGGCACTTGCGCCCTACGCTGATGTCATCGAGGAAGCGGGTAACTGGCTTGACGGCGAGCCAGTGCAGGACGAAGCCCAGCTAAAGGCGACGGATGACCTGCTAAAGTCCATCAAGTCCGCCATTAAGGATGTTAAAAACGCCCGAGATGATGCGACCAAGCCGCTGCATGAGGCATGGAAAGCAGAAGTTGCACGGTGGAAGCCGACCCAAGATGACCTTGACCGCGTAGCCAAAGGCATCGTCGCAGCGCAAGACCCATTCAAACGCCACCTTGCCGCGCAAAAGGAGGCTGAAAAGCGTGCAGCATGGGAGGCCGCTGAGAAGGCCAAGCGAGAGGCGATGGAGGCCGCACGCGCCGCTCAGGCGTCAGATATCCAAGCGCAGCGAGATGCCGCTGAGAAGGCCGCTATGGCGCAGCAGGCGGCGCAGGAAGCCAGCGCCAAGCAAAAAGACACGGTGAAAGGAATGCGCACGGTTCATCGCTATGAAATTCAGGACCACCGCGCAGCACTGCATTGGATCGCGCAGAACGACCGGGACGCAATGACCGCCTTTATTGAAGCGTATATCGACAAGCATCACAAAGGAACAGAGATTGAAGGTGTGAAACGCTGGACGGAAAAGGAAGCCTTCTGATGCCGACTAAAATCATCCGCGAACCCGGGCACGTTGACGCGCTGTCGGTGTTGCTGCGGGGGCGCAAGCTGCCCCTGACGGTGACATGGACGCAAGGCGCGCAACGCTCTCACATTCAGAACAGGCTGGCGCAGCGATGGTTTACTGACATTGCTACCCAGCTTGGCGATCAGACCCACGAGGATGTCCGCGCAGAGTGCAAGCTACGCTTTGGCGTGCCGATACTGCGGGCTGAGAACGAGGCGTTCCGAGTGTCATATGACAGGGTTATGAAGCACCTGCCATACGACCAGAAACTAGACGCGATCAAGGACTTTGACTTGCCAGTGACGCGGCTGATGACCGTCAAGCAGATGACTGCGTTCATGGATGAAATGCAAAAACACTGTCTGGCGCAAGGCGTGCACCTGACAGATCCAGAAGCCCTACGCTATGAACAGGAGTTCACATGAAACCCAAGCTAACACGATCACGATGGCTGACGCTTAAAAAGCTGGCCAAGGTGCAAGACACCGCGTTCACGTCCATCGAGACGGGCGTGCATGGGTCTGCGCTTCTAAGCCTCGCGGAATGCGGCTGGCTGGAACAGGCCGATCCACCGAAAGACAAGCCATTCGAAATTGCAACGCGCGGAAACCATTGGCGCGTGACAACCACCGGGCGCGAAGTCATCGCCGCCCTTCCATCAGAGCCACCACGGAGAACATGACCATGACAGACACATTCGCAGTCACCGCCGACGAACTTCGCCAGATCGTCGAACGCATTGAGCATCAAAACGCGGCCATCGCTGACGAAACCGAAGCCCGCAAGGAAGTCTATGACGAAGCCAAGTCTCGCGGATACTGCACCAAGACCATCCGCAAGATCGTCGCGCTGCGCAAAAAGGAAGCGGATGAGCGCGCCGAGGAAGAAGCGATAGAGGAACTGTACCGCGAGGCTCTTGGTTTATGATACGCTGGCTCTTAACCCCAATCATGCGGCCTATCGCTCGCCGTAAGCTGAATGCGCTATATGCGGAGCGTGAACTTTTCAACCAAGCCATAGAACGCGCGCGCAAAAGCAAAAAAAAGGTCTCGTACCTATACCAAGAGGTCAAGTTCATCAGCGCAGAGTGCCACCGCTGGGAGAAATGGTTCCAGTGAAGCGTTCACCGCTCAAACAAAAAACACCCCTACGCAAAGTCTCGGCCAAGCGTAGGGCCTACAGGGCCTCAGAGGCGGGTCAGGAAGCCCTAGAGTATATGCGACGGGTAAAGGCCCTACCGTGCGTTATATGCGGCTCTCCGCCGCCCTCCGACGCTCACCATTGCATTCACGAACGTTACGGCAGCCGGAAGGCCAGCGACTTCGATGTGATACCGCTGTGTCGGGAGTGTCACTTAGACGGCCCGGAAGCGATCCACAACGGCAAACAGACTTGGCGCGACAAGCACGGACCCGATCACGGATATTTGCCTTTGGTGAAGCGACTGCTTGGTGATATGTAGGAGGCGCGCGGCGTGGTCCCCCTCCCTTGCCTGCGTCGCGCGCCCCATAAATCAATTCAGCTCCCAGTGGACGGCATCAATGAATGGCCGTTTGCCTTGAGACCTGCGCAGGTCGATGTAACTGTTCATCGCGTCCTCCATCGTGCCGTCCCAAAAACGAATGTCCGGGATGTGCCAAGCCGCCCCCCAACGCAGATCAACGGATTTGACCACAGCGCCCTCTTTCATGGCGTCAGCGATGTCGTCGTATAGGTTTAGCTCCCACGACACGCGCGGGCCGATGTAGGCGACCAGATCAACAGCGCGGCCCTCAAGGTGCTTGGAGTTCATCGTCTGGCTGGCACCGCTGGCCACAAGGGCCTTTTGCTCTGCTACGGTGCGCACGCCGCACGTCACGCCAAAGTCAATCTTTGTGACCGTGATGGCGTATTTCACGACTTCGACTAAATCTTCATCCACGCCAGCCAATCGGCTCAGGCTGCGCTTCGATAGGCTGAAACCCATATCAATGTCTCCGCTTAAATAATCTGCGCACGCCGCGCCCGATTTCATTAGGGCTAGGTGCAAGCCACCCTAACACGAGCGCGACAATCAGCCAAATTGGAACCCGATCATTGTTGATCGTCACAGCGTCCACTTGATCCGCCTCCACATCTCGCGTCGTGGTCACCACATCACGGCCCGCGGTTGTTCGAGTCTGCTGCGCCACCGCTTGCTGCACGTTCTCGCGCCCGACCTGCGTATTGGCTGCGACGTTAGGTCCACCGCCGAGCATCCCGATGGGCAGCTTACCGCAGCCCGTCAGAGCGATCAGAAGGCACACTAGAGCTAGATGCTTTGCCATTGACGTATATCCCAAAGAAACCTGCGCCTGCACCAACGATGACGCTGACAAAGCCTGCCTGCGCGTTTGTCGGGTCAGGCAGCGCCATAAACCATTCGGTAGTGCGGTAGAAGGCGATCCCGTAAAGCGTGATGATGAGCCGTGGCCAGATGCGCCAGCGGTTCAGCCACTCCGGTGTCATTTTCCGACTTTGGCGATCAGCGCCTTGATGTCATCGCGTATCTCGCCCAGCATCTTGTTCGTGTCCACGCGCGACTGACGGGACATTTCCAAGTCCTCTTTGCGCTGCGACCAGAGCCGCTTGATCTCTTTGTTGTTCTCGATAGACCGACCCTCAAGCCGGATCAGCCAGACCAGAAACGCAATGAAACCGACAACGATTGGCCAGAGTGTTTTGAGCAGGGATAGAGTGTCCATAGGTCAGCCTCACGCAATATCTCGGATAATTTCGACCCGCACATATCCGTCATTCGGGAATGTCTCGATTGTGCCATCAACATATGTGACTTCAAATTCAGCTTGGAATGAGCCGATTGTGTCGGTGTCTAGCGCGTCCCAATCGTATTGAACAGTTCCAGCAGCGGGGGTTACGATAGATGCCGAAGCGTCAACCTTTGTGATGCTAGAACTGATTGCACTCATATGAAAGCGAACAGAAGCGCCAAGAAGGTTGATTGCATTTCCAGATGCATCCTCGAGCGTAGCCAGCATCGAAGGGCTTGTGTCGTTTTGCTTGATGTAAAAAACCATTATGCCGCCTCGTTTGCTTGCTGCGTCACAATACACGCATTTGGCCCAATCTTCACTAGGGCGACGTTATTTGAAGGATCAGAAATGCTGATCGACCTTCTAGCGCTTCCATTGACATATGCTGGCCCAAACACAGGCGCACCTGTCACAATGCTGTCTGCGCTGAGGATTACCGTGACATCCATAACAGATGGCTGAATTACAGGTGCGCCAGCCAAAACATTATCGGCCTGCAACTCGTGTTCTTGCTCGATGGTAGAGGCGTCAACAATGGGCGCGGCTGTCGTGATGTCATCGGCGCTCAAAACATGGACAACAATCGCTGTGGGGCTTCCAACAACGGGCGGCTGGGTGGTGATGTTAGCCGCTGTCAGAACTTCCACCTGCGCAATGACAGATGCAGAAATGACAGGCGCGCCGCTTGCGATACTCACTGGCGCAAGGTCATGCTCTTGCTCAATCGTCGGTTGTCCGACCCTTGGGAAGTCAGCCGTTATCGGGTCAGCGTTTAGCGTTTCACGCTCTGACATTGTAATCGCAGGAACAACAGCGTTGCCCGTCGCAATGTTGTCGCCGTTTAGATTTTCATCTTGCTCGATTGTGGCTGTCGCAATGACGGGTGCGCCCGACAAAATCGGATCAGCCGCAAAGGTCTCGTCCTCTGACATTGTGATTGCGGGGACAACTGGTTGACCTGTAATAATTGCCACTGGTGAGAGTTCATGCTCTTGCAGTAGGTCAGAGGCTTGTACTGTAGGCTGACCAGTAGTGGTTGGGTCAGCAGAGAAAGTCTCTTCTTCAGAAGCACTGATAGCTGGCACTACAGGTTGGCCGGTTGTAATGCTGTTTGCCGGTAGGATGTGTGTCCGAACAAGCGTTGACAACGGAACGACTGGTAACCCTGTCGTCAAGCCATCGGCTGTAAGGCCGTGTTCCTGAGCTACAGTAGAACTATCAACAACAGCTTGACCCGTGACAATGCCATCAGCATTTATGGGGTAGACGATAACCGCCCCATCATCAGCCAGAGGCGCAGAGGCTAAAGGCGCAGAGGCTAGAGGCGAAAATCCAAGCATTTAGATGTAGCCTGACATTAGTTAGGTTCCCTGCTGGCCTGCGCTGCCGCCTCGACTTCCGCCTGACGTTCGACTTCCACCTGACGCTCGGCTGCGGTCTTGACCCAGCCCTGTGCGAAGGCCAGCGTGACCATTTCGTCTTTCGCGTTGGGGATTTGAATTCCAGCTTCTAGGCACTTGGTCACTGTGATCCCTACAATCTCGTCTGTGGCGAGGCGCGCGCGTTCGTGGACCGAGTTGTCGATCCAATCCTGCTGCGACAACGCTGCGTAGGACAGTGCCGCGTCTTCGGCGGGGGTGAGGGTGACGGTGTAGTTCATAGTTATTATCCTTTCGGTTATCCGAGGAGAAAGCCACAAAAATTGGAGTATAACCCAGAGCCAAACAGACTTGGCGCATTGTAATCAGACGAAATGTAGATATCAGCGTAATCACCAACAGACATAGCCATGATAGATGTGATACTACAGTTTTCCCAAGCGTCGCTATTATTGAAATGGCTCACCTTCACATCCGCGCCATTTTTCCGAAGATTCATAGACCCGAGTTGCAGTCTTCCTGATGCATCCCCCAAGATGCCGTTTGCGCCAAAGTAATAATTGCCCGAAACAGGCGCAGTAAATCTTCCTGTGGCGCTGCTGTAATGGCCCCCAATATTTGTTTCTATATTGTTCCAAAGTACAACTGCATTTCTAACATCGCCAGATGTTAAAGTTGCTTGGAACGCAGCGCCAAGCGTGGGTATTCCAGACAGGTCACTATAAGCGCCCGTAGTGGCAACTGTCGCCAAGTCTGAAGGCTGCACAATGTCTTCACCAGACGCAGTGATGTAGACCACCGCATCGCCTGAAAGGTTCAGCAGAGAGCCTGTAGAGCTTTCACCAAGAACACGAGTGAGAGTGCCAGCAGAGTAAGTGCCAGAGCCGATTTCCCACGCATTGCCATCCTCAATGGTGTAGCGACATACATCAGAGTTGACGACACCAGCGGCAGAAAAGGATTGGTAGCCAGCAACAGCAGTACCAAGTGTGATATTACCAGTACCTGTTGTTGAGGTGCTGACTTTAGCTCTGTTTGCGAAAGTGACCATATGTCAGCACCTCTTTATTAAACGGGGTCAGGGATACCGATAGAAACGGCAGAAAGCGTGAATGTGTTTCCCGTTGTGACAGACTGCGAAGCCGTCAAAGAACCCGTCGCCAGCAAGCGGCTGTTGACAGTATCAACGATAGCGTAGTGAGTAGCTGTGCCTGTGCCTGTGACAGAACCATCAGCGATAGCTGCTACGACAACCTCACGACCGCCACCTGAGCGATCCTGTGGGGCACCAATGCTAAGGCTTGTGCTGTGGCCAAGGGCGTAGGTCACGTTAGCTTCAGTGAATGTTGTAGCCTCTTGTGAGGTGCTGATGATTTTGTTTGCTTCTGTGTCGAGAACGGTGAGGCCGTTGTCAAACACGCGGTCGTTGAGTGTAGCCATTTGTCGGCCTCCTATTGAAAATACTCGCGCATCATAGCACGAAATATCTGGCGAGTTAAGCGGGCGTTGGTCTCATCCGATTGAGACTTGGCCCACCAAACAATGAAGCCGACAACCCCCGTAAGGATCGTGTTCCAGATTGCATCCATTTCCATTAGTAAGAGCCTTCTAGCCAGTATTCCGGCTCAACGTAATATGGCAGAGACATTGCTTATACCTCTGGATACGGATACCGCAGCTTGATCTCAGCGATTAAATCTAGCCATTCCTGCTCAGTTGCCTTCCCACGCTGGTACTTAAAGAACATCGGGTCGGCCTCTGCGGTATATGCGGCCTGCCGTGCTGCCTTCTGCTGCTCAAGCGTGGGCGCTGGGGGTGGCGGCGGATCAAGCACGGGCTGTCCTGCCTCGATGGCCTCCATCACCATCTGGTAGTGGCGGTTGCCGCCTGCGTCTGGAACGGACAGCGTTTGACCGTTGAGAATGATATCGTAGCCTTGTGGGGTTTTTATGATTTGGGTGATCATGGCTTATAACTCCGCGTCTGCTGTGTAAGTTATCACAATTTCTTGACTGGCAGCTGTCGATGAGAACCCAAAACTAAAACCATCAAGCGAAGGAAAGATATTGGTAATCACTGGGCCTGTCGCCACCCCACCTGTTTTGGTGAGACCGAGAGTTGCGGTAGCTCTTTTAGAAACCCTATAATATACTTGGCCCCTTTGGACCGCAGATGCGGACGAACCATAAGATACGCCATGTCCGCCGCCAACCTCATAATACCGCTGACACAGCGCCAACTCGGTTCCCACGGGTCTGCGCTCAAACGGTGTGGCGACGGAGCCTGCTTCGAGTTGCACATCGGTAAACGTGCCGCTGCTAAAGCGAACCGTCGCATTGGTATTGGCTGTCAGAGTGACAGTATCACCGCTGGACTTGGTAACGCCACCAACCGTACATGTGGCAGTGCCGGTAAAGCTGATAACGTAAGTGCCGCCGACGATGTTAGCACCTTCAATTACCTGCTCAACACCGCCAGCAGGTGCCGTCATCGTGACGCCCGCATTCGTACCGGTGTATGTCAGGTTTTGGCCGCTCGCCACCACTCGCCAGCGATCAAGAGTGTATTCGTTTGCCCCGCCAGTTGCCGTGGCACTAACATAACCGCGCTGGTTGATTCGACCAGAGCCGTTGATAATAAGATTGCGTCCGCTGAGAAATTGCGTGGCGTTTAGGTTGTCCGTGGACCCTGTAAAGCCGTCCAGATTGTTCAACTCGGCAGCCGTTGCGGTAATTTCTGCCCCGGCGATTGTCGGAATCAGTTCGTCTGTCGTTTGGTTCAAAAAGGCAAAATCAATCCACGCATCGTTATTAGCGTTGCGCATCTTGAGAATGTTGTTCGCAGTATCATACCACCACTGATAAGCGTAGGTGGTCGCTGGAGCGGTTGCGCCTGACGAGTTAGAACCAAGCGCCAGCAAGGCGGAGTTCAAGTCACTTCGAAATGACGGGAAGCCCTGATTGGCGATGTTGAAGTCATTTTGGCTCATGTCAATTCCTTGCCATATCCTTTCGCCACATAGTCAATCGTGGTCGGGTTTGTGCTTACAGATGCACCCGTAAATGTGGTAATTGTGAAACCGCTACGGCTTTTTCCAGAAATAACATATCTGTCACCATCTGCCAAGGTTGCAGCTATTCCAAGCGCGGGCACAGCCTTAAACGCTGCTGGAAACGTGACAGCGAGGGACTCAGTGTAGGTCAGATCGTCTTGAGCCTCTAAACGGTCAGGCATGTCCACTTCAACGCTTAACTCACGAACGGCGGGCGCGTTGCCGCCGCTTGTGCTTTCCAAGACAGCCCTGAAACGCAATGCGCGGGCGCTGATGTCACCCACGATAAAGTCACGCCAATCAGACCAAACAGGCGAGCCAGCAGGGTCGTCATTGGTGGTTGATACCTGTGTCCTTACGGATGTCGTGTCAAACTGACTTGGATCACCGTCGAAGTCTCCTGCGCGCGCATCAAACAATCCCAGAGCAGAGTCGAAATCATTTATGTAATCCAAGAAGTCCAGCAACATGGAAGTCGTGACGCGGCTAACATACTCTTCACCAAGGTCAATGTATTCGTCAAACTGATATGTCCCTGATGCAGACACCGTGCCAAAGCCACCGTCAAACAAGCCCAACGCATCGTCAAAGTCGCCAGATGCTTCGTCGAACAAAAGCGATGTATCCAGCGTAATGAAGTTGGACGCATCATCGTTTACGACAGAAACGCCATCCCTTACCCCCAAGAAATTTGGATGTTCGTCTTGCGTCTCAACCACATTCAGAGAGTCTATGTCTGCAACATTCGTATCAATGACAATGCTTGCGGCATTTGAACTTGATATATCCAGCTTGTCTACGGCCTTGATGAAGTATGTTCCTGTTTGGGCGGGGACCGTTGCCGTGTTGGCAGGTCTTGAAATGCGCTGGACAAGATCAACAGACTTTTGATATTTAGCCCCGCTTGTGAGCGACGAATACCGCAGCTTGTAATGAGATAGATCAAGGTCGCTAACAGGCGTCCAGCTTAGGTGCAAAGTGTTGCCCACGACATTGGCAGAGAAGTTTGTCACATCCTCTGGCACCTGCTCAAACAGGGTCGCATAGAAGTTTGTAATGGTATTGAACGGGCCTCTGACGCCAAAGACGTTGATCGCCCTTGCGCGGACATCAAACAGCCCGTCAGACACGCCAATCGCTTCAAAGCGACCACTGCCCGATTGACCAAGATTAATGAACTCTGTTTCGTCAGCCCGTTTGAACTCCACCTCAAACCTGTCAACAAACGGGCTATCTGCCACCACATCAATAATCAGCGCACCCACTACTTGCTGGTTGGCAACGCGCAACTCAGTGCTAAGCGAAATGCCTGCGGCAGGCGCGACCAACGGCGACGGCAACGAGGTGTTGTTGCTGATTATCGCCGATTCTTCAGCGTTCCAATCAAAAGCCGCCTCGGATGTCTCGCGCAGCGTCAACGTCACGCGCAGATCGCCCGCCTCACCGTTAGGGCCGAACTTCCAGGCGGCCACCTCAAACTCTTTTTCGTCCCATCCGTATCGGTCAATCGTCAGCGCGATGATTTCGCCAACCTCAACATCAAGCGCGTTTAGCCCAAAGTCCGCAGTGAATGTCATTTGCTCGCGTGCGCGGAACAGGGTCAGCTTGGCAATGCGTTGCGCTGTGGCACCGCTTGTGGTCAGCGGTAGCTGCATGTCCAGATTGGTTTGCTCTCCGCCATCCTCAGTCTCAAACACTGAAGACGTGAAAGGTGGATAATCAACCGTAATCCAGCGAGACGCCGCGTCGTTGAACGTGCCTTGCACCGCGTTGAACTGGTCCCGCAGATTGGCTCGTGTATCTAGCGAGATGTTGCTGCGCAGGTCGTCCAGCGTGAGAACCTTGGTCGGAGCCACATAGTCAGCCGCGATCAACTTCCATTTGCCAGCGCCCCAAAACAAAGTCCCGGCGCAGGATGTCATCATGCGTCCCAAGATGGTTGAATGGCTTTCACCCGCCGTTATGACGCCGTTCATCATGTAGCGTTTTTCAGTCCCGCCGCCTGACAGCGTGATGTTCTCATCGCACACGTTAGCCGCCACAGAGAACGCTGTGTTGTCCACATCGCTGTCTTGTAGGCCGTAACCGCTGGTGATGTAGTCACGCACGCACAGAGCCGCGTTTGCGCTCCATGCCGTCGTGTCGCTGCGAGGATCGTAAACCTTCTTGCCCTTCACAACCGCTGTCACAAGAGGCAGGCCATTGGCGAACACGTCCTGATCGTACTCATAGCGAACGTAGAGATAGGCGATGCCGTTGCCGACAAACGCGCCTGTCACTTGCTCGCTCTCAGCCAGCAGGTCTGCGTCCGGTGTCGTCTGATCGCCTAAATGCTTGCGGATGCGGATTTTGTCTTTCCACTTGCCATCCACCAAGCCTGTGCTGGCGTTCCACGTCACAACTTCATCGTTGATGTAGATGTCGCCGATTTCCTCGACCTCATGCCCCGCAATGGCGATGATCTGATGCAGGAACTCATTATTGTTGCCCGTGCTCTCATAGTACGTCACCGTTCCGCCGACGCGGGCCTGTCCGTAGATAAACTGGTGAGGCGATACCGCGTCCTTGCGGTTGACCAAGATGCCGTTGGAGTCAAGCGCGCCGAAGTCGGGCTTGGGGGCTAAAGCCTGCAATGCCCAAGATGTGACAACTGTAATTGCTAAATAGCCGACGATTCCTGCAACGGTAGCGCCAAATGCAACAGTTGTTGCGGCAAGAGCCGTGGACCCGCCAAGACCTGTAACAATGGCTGTACCGATAGTAGCCGGATCACGCGGGGACCGATCCCAATCAGCATGGCGCATTACATTGTAAGGAACTTTCATCAGACCCACGCCTTCGCAATATCAGTCACAGGCATGTATATCACACCTTGCCGCGAAAGAAACGCCGCCTTAATTCCAACGCATATACCCATGCCGAAGCCAATCCCCCATTTCTCCGCCTTTTCCGTCACAACAAGCGCGCCCCTTGGCGGAACCCGACCCGCCCGCGTTAGCTTCTGATCCACGCCCTCCTCAAACGAAAAGAAACCAAACTCACTGCGAAGCTGATCCTTGCGCATAGGGCGCTCACCGTAGGCTGTCTGGATCATGTAGCGGCCAAGCCAATCATCGGCCCACCCGCGCCCATACATGGCCCGCCACGCGCCGTTAGTGAACGTCAGGCAGTCATGGTGCCCCCACTTGAAAGGAACATCTCTGACGGCCCGCAGATAGGCGTTTAGCTGCTTTTGCGGCCCCATAATATCTCCGCATCTTGAATAAGCGCAACATAGTCGAAAAATGTATCGCCCGAATACCGCGCCTTTTGGTTCTCGCTGGTATAGCGGCGCGCCGATGACCGATCAGCCTCGACTAGCTTGCTATCCACCAAGACAGTGACCGTGCCAGTTTCCGCGCTGTCCTCAATCGTCATCTTGTTAAGGCTGCCCGTGAATACCTCAACCACATCCGAGACAGAGGCGTCACCGAAATAGACCCGGCACTTGCGCCGCTGGTAAGGCTCTTGCAGCGCCATGCTGATGACCGCGCCAGAAATGCCGCTGAGGCTGATCGTCAGCGCTTTGGCCGACAGGTCGTTCACTTCCTCAAGGCCGCTGATAGAAATCAGTTCACCTGCGCCGATATATGTCTCCCCGCCAATGTCACGATCCCCGTATCCGCTCCAAAAGCGAAGCGGCGCGCTGTCCAGCATAAACTCAACAGCGAAGTATGGGTGCGCAGTCTCGCCAGACCATGCCGTGATAAGCGATGACGGAACTGTGCGGCTCATATTGCCTCCATAGCGCCAAACGTGATGCCGTAGGTTGACGCCTCGCTGACGTTCCAAGATTGCTGGTTTGAGGCAAGGCGGAAGTTTCCAACCGGATTGTTAACAGTGATGCTACCGGATCTTGTTCCACGAACGCCGGGCCACACCTCAAGCGTCACGTTGCCCGACGCATCCGTGCTGGCGTTTTGCAAAACCTGATGCAGCGTTGCCGTTGATGCTGCGCCGATCTGGATGTAGTCGCCAGCAACAAGCCAGTTTGTTTGACTTGTCGCAGCGCCCGTCACGTCAATAGTTTCGCCCGTTTGATCTGTGATGACGGGAGTGCCAAGAGATGTATTTGCCGAACCCTGCGGTGCTGTGCATGTCGGGTCGCCAATCAAGAAGCGCCCCGTCTGCCCCTTGAGGCTCACAAGCCACGCGATCCAGATGTTTGCGTCCTCACGACGCATTTGCGGCAGAGTTACATCGACCTGCCACATCTGCCCAGCGTAGGCGTGAGCCTGACCCGAGAACGTAAACGGGGACATGCTGTAGGCGACAGCGTTTACCGCGGTCAATTCAACCGTGCGAGGCGTGACGTGCGTTGGAAGTGTCAAAGGATATTGAATAGCCATTATGCAAAAGACCTTCCGTAAGAGCCGCCACGCAGCTTGGCATCGGCAACAGCAGACTTCGCGCTCTCTGCGATCTGCGGCATGAGTTGCTTAATCTCGGTGCGGACGGTTTGCTGCACGCCTGTGCTGACGTTGATGTTTTGCACAACGGTCACACCTGAGCCGCCGCCGCCCTGCATTTGCTTTGTCTGCGCAGTAGTCATAATGCGGCCATTTTGCTGCGGTACAAACAGTTCGCGGCCATGCTCGCCAACAACCGTAGGAGATCCAGATTGCACCGTCCCGCCGTGCGCAGCCGCTCCGAAAGCACCGAAGGCCGCGCCCAAGATGCCCCCACCGCCTGCCCCAAACGAACCGACAAGCCTTTGAACCACAAGCACTCGAAACAGTTCTTTAATGATGTCGGCTGCCATAGACTTGAACGCGTCTTTAGCGCTCATCGTGCCGTCAATCATACCCATGAACGCGTCCTCCATGCGGCTCTCAACCATGGCCATCGTGCTTTCAAGGTTGTCAGCATCAAAGCCAAGCTGCTGTAGAGCCGGTGAAGCTGCAATCATTTCGTTCAGCATCCGAACATAGGCGTCGCGTGCGCTTTCGGCCTCATCTGCAATCTTGCGAGTGCCAGAAGCCGCTGCCGCTACGGGATTCAAGATTTTGCTGGCTGCAATAGCGGCTTCGCCATAAGCGTCAACAGTCTCAAAAATGTTGTCCATCATCTCATCAGTAATCTCAACGCCGCTAGCGTAGAGGTCATTGATAAGCTGCGTCTCACGCGCCTCTTTCAATTTGCTGATGCGAATTCTTTCGCGATCTTCGGCAGACATTGCACGCAACCTTGCCTGCTCGCGCATTTCCTCTGTTTCCGCCTGCAATCCAGAAAGACCTTCGACAACAGCCTGACCAGATGCCCTTTGCGAAATAACAGCTCGCAGGTTTGCCTCTGCCGTTGCCAAATCATTTGCTGACTTGGCTGCCGCGTCAGAGTCCTCTCCCATGTTTTGCAAATTGGATGAGTGCCGCATTTGAGCGACGTTGAACGCGTATAGCTCTTTTTCTAGCCCTTCATACTCGCCCGCCAATTCTCTCAACTGGTCAGCGGCTTCAGTCGATACAAACTCAGGGATGTCATAATTGATGATTTTGTTTGCGGCAGAGGCTAGAGACGCTAGACCCTGCGCGCTGCTGACAAGCAATGGCGCAAGATTGATAAGCGCAGATGACAATTCCGCATTGATAACACGCGACATAAGGTCAAGCTGCGTCTGAGCATCCTCAGCGCCTCTAATCAAGTCCTCGTCAATCACAACACCAAGTTGGCGGGCTTCCGCTTGCATCCGCGCCATGCCATCAGCGCCTTCACGCAGAAGGTTCAACATCGGCGCGCCACTGCGGCCAAATAGCTGCGTTGCAATCGCCGTCTTTTCCATAGGAGTCGGCAGCTTGTTTATTTCCTCAGCGATAGCGCCCATTGCGCCATCCAAGCCAAGGTTGATTAGGTCGCGCGCGTTCAAGCCAAGAACTTCCAAGGCGTCCTTTGCCGTGCCGATGCCTTGAGTGGCCTCAGCCAAGCCCTTGCCTAATTTCTCAATGCTGTTGTCTAGAGAGCCTTGAGCGACGCCTGCGCTTTCAGCGGTAACACGCAAAAGCTGCAAGGCGTCAGTCGTGATGCCAATTCTGTCGGCAGTCTTGCCAATCTCGTCGAGCTGTGAGGTTACGCTTTTAACGCTTGCGACAAGAGCGCCCGCAGATAAAGCAGGCAGAAAAGCAGCCACAGACTTTGACAGCGCGCCAAACGCCTTCGATGTCTTGCCCAGACTTTTGTTAGACTGCTTGGAGAAACGCTCAACCCGGCGCTGGTTACGTTCCATTGCCCGTGCGAACTCTTTGTCCTTGGCGGAAAGAATGATGTTCAGCTGCTCTGCACTAATTGCCATCTACTTGCCTCACAAGTTCGCGGTATTGCTCTGAACTCATGGCCTCCGAACCAGCTTTTTTAGGGCTGTGCGCGTCGGTCCAGCCTTGGAAAACAAGCCATGTGTCTTTCGGCAGCATATCACGGATTTCCTCAGGACGTAACCCGATCACAATTCCGTTGGCAATCAGGCCGCGAACATTCAATCGGTCTGGCTTAGGTCCGCCTCGGTCTTTTTTTTTGCGTCATCCATCGCGTCCGGCATAAACGCCACGCCCACGATCGCCTGCGCCACCTGATAAAGACGCATCAGGTCGTCGGGATTGCACTCAGAGACAATCTTGTCCGCCTCGTGGTCCTTATTGCCTGCGCCGACCAAGCCAAGCGCCACGATGTCCCGAACCTCAGTAGATGTCGGCTTTTTGCCGCGCCCAAAGAACCCGTCCCACAAGTCAAAGATGCCTCGGTGCTTGTCCTCAAACCGCTCAATCTCACGATTGCGCAGAACAAACGTATAAGAGGTGCTGCCGATATACTCGACAACACCCCCACGCGGCGCTTCAGCCGTGATGCTCATTAGGCAGCCGTGAACGTGACGACGCCATTGCTTTCGAGGCTGATGCTGTAGGTCACACCGCCTTCAGTCTCGCCGCCGAACTCAAGCGACGTGATGCGGAACCCGCCAGCGTATGTACCAAAGTCAGGCACAACAATTTCAAAGTTGCAGGCGTTGTCCGCAGCCATTGCGACTGTGTTCATGCGCGCTTCTGCGGTGCTGTCCTCAAAGAAACCATCGCCGGAGACAGAGACATTTTTCAGACCTGCCAGCGTTTCAGTCCACAGAGCGCCCCCGGGCGTCGTGCAGTCTGGCGTAGTCACGTCGATGGACGAATTGTTCACCGTCAGAGATTTAGAGTTAAGACCGCAAAGATTTGCAAATGCTTCCGATGCTTCGCCATCGCCGATTTTGACCAGCAGGGCGCGTCCAAGTTGTTTAGCCATGATCGGCCTCCTTTAAGAGCGCTTGCCCACAGCGCGGTATTTAGGCGATTTCTTCAAGCATAGCCTGAAGCGCGATAACAGCCGTGTAGCCACGACCCTCAGCATCTCTTGTAACCGAAAACGTCTGGAATATCAATTCAACCAGCGTGAAGCCTGTGACCGTGACAGCCGTTTCCTGACGGTGCAGCGCAGCCTTAACTGCCTCAATAATCCGAGCCGCCTCGACGCGCCCAGACGCGCTGCGTGAGTTAGCCTCAAGCGATACAGAAACCAACGAGCCTTCTAGCGTGTCGGTGTCAAAGGCAACTGGCGTGATTTCACCAAAGCGCAGATATGGAAACACAACGTCCTGTGGCGGCTCATCGTAGACGCGCGTTGACACAAGGTCGGTCACATCAGAGTTGGCCACCAGAGCGGCGCGCAGGCCTTTCTGCAATGCTAGGACAAAGCCATCAGCCATTGGTTGCCTCCTTGATGCCGCGACGAATAGCAGCCTTCATGCTTTTTTTGAATTTTGGGCCTTGCTGCCTTTGAGCAAGTCGAATGTAGGGCTGCGCTGCGGTTGTGCCGCGATCTCCTTTTTTTCGGCCAAACTCAACCGCTCTTGCTTTGATCTGCGCCTCTTGTGTTGGCGGAGCAGCTTCAACGGAACCGATATATTCATCAGGGCGCTTTTCATATTTCGTATGAATCCACCCTTTCAACTGTCCGCTTGCAACAGGCACAAGGCTGCGCGCCATGCGGGCTGCGGCCTCTGTGTTGCGGCGAATAGATTTAACCATCTGTTTCTCAACAGCCTCAGGCATACGGTCAAACTGCTTGGCCAGCTTCTTTGCGCCCGTCACCCTCACGACGCCACCCCGCGCTCAAGCAGGAACTCGATCACAGTGTCTTTGGCATCAACCTGCGTGACATTCTTAATTGCCCACGTCGTTCCGCGAATAGATACCCTGTCCGCCGCTGTAACGCCCCGTGTGAAGCTGTCAGAGCGACAGCGCATAGTCGCCATGCCCACGTCCAGCAGTGCGCCACCCTCGATCTTTTCCTTGCCCGTGCGCTCGCGCATATCAGCCGCGCGCGTGCCAAGATTGGCCCATCCTGAATAGACGTTGCCATAGT